GACCTGCGCCGATGCGTGATGCTTGCAGTCGAAAGCGGCGCCGATCTGCGCTTTGCCTACCTGAGCGATGCCTACCTGCGCGCCGCCGACATGCGCTGTGCCAACCTTTCGCGCGCCAACCTTTCGCGCGCCAACCTGATCTGTGCCGACCTGAGTGGGGCCAACCTGATCTGTGCCGACCTGATCGGCGCCTACCTGAGCGATGCCTACCTGCGCGCCGCCAACCTGATCTGTGCCAACCTGATCTGTGCCGACCTGAGTGGTGCCAACCTGATCTGTGCCGACCTGAATGGTGCCCACCTGAGCGATGCCAACCTTTCGCGCGCCGACCTGCTCTACGTCGACCTGAGTGGTGCCGACCTGAGTGGTGCCAACCTGATCGGCGCCAACCTGAATGGTGCCAACCTGCACAGTAATTCCATCATCGACGCCGGGAAGGACGCTCGCGGCTATCGATTCGTTGCCGTGCAGCACGACACCGGGCCGATGATCGCCGCTGGCTGTCGCTGGTTCACCCTCGACGAAGCCAAGGTGCATTGGGATGCCGCTCATGCCGACGATCCCATCCTTCGTTCTGAGTGTATCGCCAAGGTCTCACTGATCGAGGCCATCGCCAAAGCGCGCGGATGGATTGCCTGATCACACACCGGGCATGGCCCGAGAAGGAGAAGCAGATTATGAACCTATTGAAAGCGTGTCGCGACCTGTGATGAACGCGCTGCGTCGCGTCGAGAATATTGAACTTGCGATCGACGGTCGCGACAACATGTTTGCCCCTGTACGGACCGTTCTGAAAGAGGCGCCCGATGAATGACAAAACCAAAGAAGTTGAAGTCTTGGTGGACAAGGCAGCGAAATCCAGCGATTCCGCGGACGCCCTGCGTTTCTCGCAAGCGGCGTGCAATGTGGCGATCGCCATGTGCGCCGCCCGAATTGCGCGGAGCGAGACGGAGAACCCTACACCCTAACACCCAGCAAGGCGGAACCTTTCGGGGTTCCGCTCTCTGGATGTCACACTCCGGTCACAGTCAAGTTAAACCATAACAGAAAACCATTTAGCGAGAAGGCATGGTCTTTTTGCCGTTATCGTATAATAATGGGCAACTAGGCACTTACAGGGAGCATACGCTATGAGCTTTAATACGGAACCACTGGCACAGTTTTTCAAGTATGACCACCTCCCGCCGCACTTGCAGGAGATCTCCAAGCCGTTCCACGAATTGGCGGAAACCATGTGCCACGTCATTGCGCGCAACCCTGAGCGCACTGTTATGCTGCGCAAGATGCTGGAAGCCAAGGACTGCGCTGTTCGGGCCACCCTGTACACCTATGTCAGCGGACAATGATTTGAGAAAGAACGGTCCCGTAGCTCAATTGGTTAGTAGCTAACTGCTCATAACAGTTCGGTTGTAGGTTCGAGTCTTACCGGGACCACCACTTTCTTCTACAAGAGGTTTACTATGGTTGGCGTTGGTAAATACACAAAAGAAGAAAACCAGAAGTTTATGGCTCTGTGGCGAACAAGCACGTCCGCGGTCAACATAGCTATTGAACTCGATATAACCGTTGATTCTGTCTACACCAGAGCGGCGCGTCTACGCAAGTTGGGTTACGACATACCGACCAAGGTAGGCAACAACGAAAAGGATTCCGAGACCAAGCACCGCCGGTGCCTTCGTTGCAATAGAATGTTTCTTAGTAAACATGCGGGCAATAGGCTTTGTGGCATTGGTCGGTGTAGCGGTTAGCCGTCATGGCCTTATTACACAAAGTAAGAAGTAGCGCGGAGAACACATACCGACGCAAGTGGACGGATACCCGCCTAAATGCTCTTATAAAAGAACTGTACGTTTTGTTTCCCAGTGCCAGTTTTGCCTTACCAGAATTGGTACAGTGGAAAAATGTAGAGCACCTGTAAAAACAATACGAACTAAATCCCAGTAAGAAGAAAGGAAAGAAGGCCCATGGTAAAAGCTCTTCTAAAAAGTAGCGGTGTGTATCTAAGCACTAACACAGTGCGTACCGCGTGCGATGCTTTCCTAACCGATGTGCTGGCAACACGGTCTAGACAAACCAACGTGCTCTTAGAGAATCTTCGTGGTCCAAGAAGGTTTTGGGTAGGACCACGCTTAACGGGGAGCGCGAGGTTGCACTACATTAGAAATCTTCCCACATATAAAGAGGCCAAAGACTACAAAAGTAAAGAATTCCTCAATGTTCTTCAGTTGAAAGAAATATGCAAGGCAACCCAAATGGCACTGGTATTTGTGTCCTCCTCGGACTATTGGTTAATACGGTACTTCTATCTCATTCCCCGAGATTCCTCGGAAAGTAATACTGTGCAGGAGGGGTCCCCTCCCGATCGCTTCTGCATAGTTAGGTGCAGAAGTAAAGAGCAAGCTGCTGCTAGCTTTGGCGCTCATGGCAAAGCAGTACGCCCCCTTACTTCTGCACCGCCTTATTTCTGCACTCACTGGAGTACAAGAAACCATGGCTAAGAAACCTTCCGTCGACGGCGTTCCCAAGAAGAAGAAGACCCCAGCCTTCACCCCCGTGTCCGACAAGCAGATTGCTTCGGCCTATCTGAGCAAGCTGATGAACGGTATCGATGCAGAGTCCATCGACAAGGAAGCTCTGCGGGAGTTGTGTGGCACCAACATCCGGGATTCACGCTGTGACCGCATTGCCGAGCGTATCGTTGAGAGGGCACAGGCGTTGGTCAAGCCCGTCGACAAGTACCTTGCCGGGTGCGCCAGCAAGTAAGGCCCCCTGTCGACACAATATGGGGCCGGTTGCCTATACCTAGCGGGGTCACCGGCCCCCCTCTTTTTCACAAAAGAACCATTACACGTTGGGGCAATTACAGTACGTTGTTTACATTGTTCTTTTTTACTGTGCAGAGGGTTGCTATGACAATGAGTTTTAATACCGGGTTCGAACCACTAGACAAGAGCGCGCTTGGTCCAGCGGTAACCCATCGCTTAACAGGCACGCAAGGCCACCTCATCAAAGAGTAAGATGATCTGCTTCATGTGTGTGTTAGGCGCACTGTGGTTTCTTGGAGTGGTTTCTACGTGCGAGACGTTTGGGCACACCGATTCTGGTGCAAGGAAAACGTTTCCAGCCTTTGATAGCAACAACCACAAACTAAAAGAATGAGATGTAACTATGGCTAAGATGCGTGGAAGCTCCCGGGTTACAGTTCCCAAAACATCGGAAGACTACTGGATTATTCGGGTTAACACGTCTGAGGGAATCGCAGAACCCACATGCTATAGGTACAATAACAGGGATGATTGCTGGTTAGCAATGTCCCCCCGCAACAAGGATAAGGTGTGGCACGGAGTTGGTTCTGTTTACTCAAACGAATTCAAAGAAGCAAAGGGAGAAGGTTCCTTTGGTGCGCAGTACCTGCACTTGGCGTACAGGACCAAAGAAGAAGCTACTACCGTCTACGAAGCCTTGTTGGGACTAGGCAATGTTCTTGCCAACATAAACAGAATCTTTTCCTCGTTTAGGACCAAGTAGTGCTGTTTGCCCGCATGGCGGAATTGGTAGACGCAGTGGACTTAAAATCCATTGACACATGTCGTGGGGGTTCGAGTCCCCCTGCGGGTACCACTACAAAGTAACTGGAGAAGAAAATGGACTACGTTCCTTGGATACTAATCCTTTTGTTTTCGGATCCCTCTATGCCAAGGGAGGTATTACTACCTTTCAAAACACAGCAGGAGTGCGAGGTTATTCTCGAACACGTTAGGGAAAGCATGGACGAGAAGGCTGGTGAGTATGAATCCGTGTGTTTCCCGGACTTCCGAGAATAGAAACCTTTACCAACTTCTTTTATAAAGGAAAAAAAGAATGACCACAATGTTTTATAAAGATGAACGCACCATGTTGTTCGTGGACGGCGCTAATGTGTCTGCCTCGGCTAAGGCACTTAGGTGCAGCATGGACTGGAAGAAGGTGCTAACCTACTTCCAAGGCAACTGCCGACTGGTGTCTGCTTACTACTACACCGCCGTGTTGGATACCGGCGACGAGCACAATGCGCTGGTACCACTACTGGACTGGCTATCTTTCAATGGGTACACCTTGGTTACCCGAGAAGCCAAGCGGTACACCAATGACGGGGTTGACCGTATCAAAGGCAACATGGACGTAGACATGGCGGTCGGCGTGCTGGAAAGCTGCGCCCATTGCGACCATGTGGTGCTTATGACGGGCGACGGGGACTTCGTGCCAGTGGTACAAGCTGCACAACGGCGAGGCGTGCGGGTCACCGTTGTAAGTACCGTGGCGACCAACCCTCCCATGGCAAGCGACGACCTTCGGCGGGTCGCAAACAACTTCATTGAATTATCCGAAACACGTTTGTTTTTAATGAATGCTTGGGAAGGAGAATAAACCATGAAGATTCGCATTATTCCTAGAACTATAGGGGACGTGGTGGTGGGCCTATGTTATTGGGGTCTTCTGGTCATGTTCTTTTACGGGGTCTTCATGTTCGCGTACTGGCAATTGGACTTGCTTTCCAACATGGCCATTTGGGGCACTTCTGAGCGGGTGTTGCTCTTGCTTGGCTTAGGGGTGCTGTTGGTGGTAGCTTTTGTTGCTGGCAACGAACTGGACTAACACAAAGGAACAAAGATATGTACGTACTGCGGAAAGTCCTTCCCGTAATCTCCAACCCCGGCCACAAGTTGAAACCCCTTGGCAACCACATTGTGCTGGAAAGCCATGTGGACTTCCAGTCTATCTGTCCGGTCGATGCACTGGCACGGGACTGGTACGTCCTCGATTCTAAGAAGATTGTGGGAGTGCATGTGGATGAGTCCTACCACGTACACGACTACGACATTAACGACCCGGCCAACCGCAAGGAGGCCCTTGCTGCGAAGGAGTCCCCCATTACGGAAGAAGAGAAGATTGCGGAAGACCTGGAAGAGGAAAAGCCCCGGCGTCGTATCCGCCTTCCCTAAGCAACACAACAGTCACCAGACATGGCGCTTCCCTTTGGGGGTTGAATAACTAAAGTAGAACCGACGTGCCCACGGCTGGGCCGCTTTTTTGGGGGCTGTCATTTTGAAGCACGGTACGACCGCGGTGCCGTGTGCGGCGTACAACGCGTACATATGGATAACCCCACGGACCTTCAAATTAAAAAGGTACTGGACTCCATGCGCGAGGTAACTTACGTGCATGATATCTGCACAACCTGTGGAAAGATAGTATCTTTTAATTCCGGCAGAGATAACAAACATTAGGAGAAACCGACGTGTCTCGCATAAAACAGGAACCCCTCTTTGCAGAATATACACGCAAGAGGAATCGCCAACCCCCACTAGAGCCCGCCTACGGAGATGTTGTTCTCCGTGGCGGGTTTTTGCTTAGGCACACCATCAGAAACATACTGAAAGAAATAAAGTATGTACACGAGTTGGAGATCTCGTGGCGTGTTACGCGAAGTGGTATCTTTCGAAGGGACTACTATGTCAGCGGCACAGAGCAAGCGCTTCTGTGCGCCGAAGAAGCTACCCAAGTCTCGGGGGGCACCATATATGTACCCTACAAGCGGCGCGGGCGTTTGGTCGACATCCTGCCCGACGAAGAAACAGACGACAAGGTACACCTGCGCTTTCCTCCTTTTGTTTAACTACCACAAAAGCGCACCATACCCTTGTTAAAACTATGGGAAAGAAAGAGATGTTTGGTTGGTTGTTTCGAGACAAGATCGAAGACACAATTCGCTCGTGGCGTGATGAAGCCATCGAGCGTCAGGAGAAGAATGGCTTCTCTGAGTCACTTTTCAACGAAATATACGAACTGGATTCAATTTTAATTGATTACCATTTCTGCAAGATGGTCAGGCGATGTCGCTGGAAGAAACACTGGCAGTGGGTTCTTGCTGAGAATTAACCAGAAACCGAAAAGGCCATTAGTAATGGAAGACCATACGCCCCATGTAACCTACGTAGAAGCGTTTACAATTGGGGCCGTCTTTGCGCTAACTATGTCTTTTATTGTATGGATTCCCGCGATCTTAGCGGCGGCGCTGGCTGATGAGTCGCTGTATTTGCTAGTCGCACCCGCTATTGCCCTGTTAGGTGGTCTTATGGGTGTTGTAGATAAAGCCTTTAGCCTGAGCGACAACCCCCACGACGGTTTGTAAAACGAGAAGGTTCACAGGATGTTTGATTTAAAGAGGCCATGCACAAATTGCCCGTTTAGAAAGGGCAAGGGAGAAGTCTTTTGGTTTGCGCAAGAGCGCCTGGAGGAAATCTTTACTGCCACCGCTTTCCAATGCCACAAGACTGTGTATTACGGTAGCGGCGAAGACGGGGAAGAAACACACAGTGCCGGTGATCGTCCGCAGCAATGTGCTGGTGTCATGACCGTCCTTCGTAACGAGAATAAATTAAATGACATTATGCAAGTAGGTTCCCGGCTGGGTGCGTTAGACCTGGACGCATTGGACCCAAAGAAAGAAGCTTACCAATCGTTTGAAGAAGTTTTTGTTGCACACAAATGCTCCCGCAAGAAGTAACCTGTTAACCAAGCTAGGATGTGCTTAATGTGTCCTTGCACAAAAAACGCCCGCCAGTGCGGTCGGCGACAAAACCGGGCCGCTGGTACTGCCCCGGTCGCCGACACGACCCCTACGGGCCTTAAAATGCAAGCAAACACACCTTTGCGGGGGGTATAACAACCCTATGACAAATAATTGCGGGCGAAGGATTGCACCGGCCCTGTTGCGGGCTTACCTTTGCCCCATGGCGGTTATGGCTAGTGGCCGCCCTGCGCAAGCAGACAAGGAAGTACTGCCCACGGTTACACTTGGTTCCCGCTTGGGAGCAGATCGTGCAGGATAATGAAAGTGTGGGGCACTTATGCCCATGAGTGTTTCTACTTTGGTTTGTGTGATGCACAACCTCCCGCCGGATTCATCACTACTCCCCCGATGACACCGGCACCCAAGGTAGATGTTGTTGGCCCAAACGCACCGAGGCGCGTTAGTGGTACTGGTCTTAACTATGCGACTTCACGGCGCATCGTGCTCCTCCAAGAGAGACCAGTAGCCCCGCCCGCGGTAGCTAAGACAAGCCAGCAATTCTCCACACTTTCATTATCCTGCCCGGTCATCCTCCTAAAACCAGTAGCTAAAACAAATCCACGCTCTGTCGTGCCCCTGACAACGTGGTGCCTACTTAGCCTAAACATCTACATGGTGTTGCTCTTGTTTCTGGCCTATAGAGTTTCTAGCAAGAGCAACACTGGTCACGGATGTAAAACGATGTGGCCTTATTGATGCCAGACAGCCGGGTGAAACAGATAGCCCGCTGCCACCTACGGGTGGAGGAACCGAGTATGGTGCCCCAAGAAGTGCTTGGGTTGGCTTAAGAGTGGAAAAAGAAGCTCTATTACAGGTTTTATCCTGTTAGATGCCTACTTCTCGTAGAAGTGCCAGCATCTATTCCACTTGCCACTACGTGATAAGCTGCGCTAGCGAAGAGAAGCGTAAGCCCGCCATGTAGGCCAGAAAGGGCATAGCTATATCTACTCTCATATTATAAGATAAATAATGGCTGGTAATAGCCATTTAGAACATACCACGTTAGGGGTATGTTAAGTTACTGTTTAGACTAACAATAAGAGGGGCATAGTGGTTATCATGGCAACTACAACAGAGCGGGTAAAATTCCGTTTGTTGCAGACTCCATGCTGCAACACACAACTTTGTTGGGTTAATCCTAGATTGCCTAATCATTGCCCAGAATGTGGTACCCATATCTACCCCGAAATAAAGAGCTGTGTTACCCACGAAGACAAGGACGCTTATCTAAAACTGAAAGTGGCCGTTGGGCGATGAAACATTGGCTTTGCATTACCTGCAAACATGCGTGGGACAGTTACAATGAGGAACACTGTGCTTGGTGCGCTTCCAATAGAAGACCACGTCTGCTTGAAGATAAGCAGGTTATGCTGGAAGAAGATCAACAACGAATGCTAAGGGCATTGCAGGGGGGCAACCATGGACACTAAACATCACAACAAACTGCCAGACGATTTTCCCAAGGTGTTGTACGCGGCCTGCTCTTATAAACACCTTATGAATATTTTGGATAACAAATTGTTAATTGGCCATCGGTTGCCAGAACGAGTAGAAGGCGTGGGAGAACAAAACAGTCCTTTGCTTCTTATAAGCAAGTACCCTCTGTACTATGCAAAGAAGTTTATGAGGGCGGGCACATCCTCTTGTCTTGTAGCCATTAGTGCCAAAACGTTGCGGGGTTCTTTTTTCTCTTTTGATCCAACTTCCATGGAAAAAGCTACACGGGGTTTTGATGGTGTAGAAGACTCGGACAGCCGTAATTTTACTTTGGGGGGCCATCGCCTACAATTCTACAAAGACCAAACAAAACATAATCGTGGTTGGGAGCCCGCCCAACTAACTTTGGGCAATTCTGGTTTGTGCCAGTATCACGGTGCCATAGCGCTTTCTTCTTTAAAGCACGTCTACATAGTTAACTGGTCGGTGGGCGCTTCTCCCATGTTGGTTACTTCTTTATCTACTTTGGCCATGCGCTGCAAGCCAAGCGACCCTCCCGCCGTAGGCACAGGTGAAACCCCGGAAGAGTACCACCGGGCGTTAAGCGCCGCTTTCCTACATGGCAGGTTTACACGTCTTTCTGAGATGCTTAACGTCCAAGACAATTTGAGCGCTATGCCGTGGCTTAAGCAGCTTAGTGCGGACGCTGTCAGTTCCTGCTCCGTACCAGAGTTAATTCGGACAGTGAATAAGACGCGCATAGGCCATCCGTGATCCACCACAACTAGCGGAAGAAAGAACATGATTCTCTCCATAATCGTTATTGTCATTGGTGTTGTGCTTGGTGTAGGTATTAACGAGTACCTCGACCCCGAATGCAACCAATACCAGAGCAATCGCACATGCGAAAGCAACTATGATATCTTCTCGGACGATAGACGTCCCAGCCTGTACTACAACAACAACTCAGACGAGAACGTAGGAGGAGTGCTCCGTGAGTAACAAACCAAGAGTACGGTCCAAATTGGCCAAACCCGCGCAAGAAGTAGCTTTCCAGGATTTGTTGGGTTTGCTACACAAACGCCAAGCAGATGTAACCGCAGAAGAAATGTTAGCTATAGCTTCCAACATTGTTGGTAAGCTGGTAGCTTTGCAGGACCAAAGATACATGACCCCTGCGATGGCCATGGAGATAGTAGCTTTGAACGTGGAGAACGGAAACAGTCAATATACGTCCCTACTGATGGAAACAAAAGGCACTTCTTAATTTCTTCAAACAAAGTGGAGCGCGTACAAATGGTACAGGAATGTAACAAAGAATTCACCTTGCATCGCAACCGTGTTATTTGGAAGCCAATGGAAGAACTAGGCGCGCATAACAGGGGGAACGCCAAGCTGGTTGGTACCAACGGAAAGCCGCTCGGTTTTTTCTTCTTTCCAGGGGTTACGCACCAACAAGTAGAAACAGCTTTCACTAATGTAACCAGTGAATGCTTTCAGGGGGAGTACACATGGGACCTGCTACTTAGTAAGCAGAAAGACAAGTTTTTCTTTGTTATGTTCCACAAGTCCGAAGCGATGTTCGTTCGGAGCAACAGTGTAGTGCGGGTTGCCGTTCTGAAAGTACAGAATCCCATGCTCGTCAGCACCATGTACCGACGCAAAGATGGTGCCCGTAGTGCGGCCAACAGGATGCTTCGTTATTTTGGGGAGTACGGATTCAAGTTGGAGAGAGACGACACTACGGACTTAACGCCGTACCTTTAAACGCTGACATACAAGAAATGTTTTTGCGAGGGACTGCCTACCCCTTTCAATGGGGTTGGGCTACAGTAGCGCTCGCATGTCTTTAACAGTTGGGGGTAAAGTGCAAAACAACTCATCACACAAGTACTGGCTACATTGTGGCCCCTATGACCCGGCAGACCCTGTGTTTGACATACCAGACTTTCTGCTAGCTAATCCCAAAAAGAAAGACAAGAAACCAAAAGACACCAAAAAGGTGATTACCAAGAAGTCCAGGCCCCGACTTCGCTAAGGGCCTTTTCGCCTTGAAAGCCTATAACAAAGGGAGCTCTTATGAATGAGGGTTTAAAGTCTTTTCTAGCTAAGGTGGAAAAGGACATACACGATAGCCCCAACAGTTGGAACATGGTGCAGTGCGAGCATGGTTTAGTTAACGAGTTGAGAAGGACGTTTCCAACGGAGCAATCCGCTCAGCTCCGGGTTCTTACCTATACGTGGAGTCCCGGGCTTACCAAGCCCTCACATACCAACCGGAAAGATACCCCGCTGGTTCGCGTGATGGATAAGACTCCTATTGACATGGGGTGCTTTCCATCTTTCTTCGAATATATGATTGGTACGCCTGACGACTTTGGTGCCTACGAGTACCGTGTCGTTAAGAGCATCGTGCTCAACAAACCCCAAACATTACGTGTGCTGAAGAAGGTGGCACCTTTGTTTGCCGCACTGAATGATACCGCGTGCATCACGGTTATGGAAGAGGTGTTTCCCGTCGCAGTAGCAACAAACATCGAGTCCGTTGGTAAGCGCCCCTTGCCACGCAAAAGGCTGGATGTGATTACTGGTGGAAAGAAGTAGCTATGGCCAAGGTCCCAAAAATAGACTTTGACAAGGACTTTGCACCCAAGCGCCGGCCGCGCTTAAGCGACCCGGCTTCACACACTAAGCAGGCCACCAAAAAGGCAAACACTGTCGACCCAGCCGTGCAACAGTGCCTTGCCCGACTTGGGCCGGTTGTGGCACACATGCGAGACACGTTGCCCGAAAATATGCGGTCAATGGCAATTTGGTCTGGCACGTCCAACCCAGCATCCAAACTGGCTGCACAAGATATTATAGACATACACGACCAGTTGAAAGCACTAGCCAACAAGTGAACACCACCAAAGACCAGATACTAGCACTTCTACCCAAGCTAACCGCGCCAGAACTAAACGAAGTTGCCAGCACTGCGCAAGCCTTGCTGGATCTTGCGGGTGCGCCGCCCCTTGCCCAAAAAGAAATTGCGGAAGACATAGGGATACACGAGGTTTGGGAAGGCTTCCAAAGCGCTTGTCTCAACGACCTTGGCTTAGGGCGGTGCCCTCCTATAGAGGTTATGAAGTCTCGTTGGGGCAACAAGGTATCGGATGTTTTTTCTGGTATGCGGGCGTACTTGGATTCTTATATGCCAAAGGCAACACGCAACGAACGCCGTCACATCTACAAATTGATGGTTATTTCTGCAAACGAGTACCTCCAAGTGCAGGGGCAGTTTATCTCGTACAAGACCTTGTTTGAATCATTAGAGCGGGTGGGGGTTATTATGGACCACGCCTTCCCCGGCTATGCTAAAAATGGTATGCTTAAGTTTCTCGTAAGACACAGAGGTTAATTAACATGACGAAATACAATCCGGTAAACGTGGACACCAGTTATGGTAAGGGGGCTTTTCAAAAGAAGTTCTTTGAGGAAGGTAAACTTCTGGTTCGCACGCACTTTGATACCTTACAGGGAGAAGGACCTTTTGCGGGCAGGCCCGCTTTCTTCATTCGCTTTGGTGGTTGCAACTTTGGGGGCAAGGGCACAAAGGCTGGCCCCGGCTGCACTTTTTGTGACACAGACTTCTCCATAAACAAATCGCTGTTATACGCGCCGCTTGATCTGTTAGAGATTGTGCAAAGCGGTACCAAAAGCAAGCTGGTTATCCTTACCGGAGGGGAGCCCCTCCTGCAACCCGACATTCCCATGGAAAATCTATTTAGGGCATTGAAGGCGGAAGGGTACGAGATCCAACTGGAAACCAACGGCACCTATATGCCGGAGTGGTTGGTGCGCATGTCCGGGAGCAGAGTGACTATTGTGGTTTCGCCTAAAGCTGCTGAGAAGTTGAAGAAGTACGATTCTGCAAAGAAACCGGTTCCCAAAATTGCAGATAGGATGAAAACCTTCGGAGACGTGTTTAAGTTCCTTATTAGTGCAGACCCGGAAAGCCCGTACTACGATATCCCGGCTTGGGGGAAAGACTTGGCATACAAAATAAACCCCATGGAGCGTGTGTGGCTGTCTCCCATTGCCGTGTACCATAGCGCGCCCACTAGCGAGGTGGTTAGCGGCTGGTCGGGGGAACACATTGACCGTGAGGCCACGGCGCGCAACTACGCACGCACCGCAGAGCTTTGTATGGAGTATGGTGCCCGACTTACCATTCAGCAGCACTTGTTCACGGCCATCCCATAATGGCAAAACGTCTTGGGAAGGCATCGCAGGAAAACCTCCTAGCGTTGCTGGCAACTAGTGAAAAGCAAGCGGGCATCATACGCAATACCATTAAGCCTGAACTTTTCATTGGGCACTACGCCGACATGATGGAAACTCTGTGTGATTACTATGACACCTACGGGAAGCCCCCCGGCTTTGTCCATTTGGCGGACTTGTTTGAGAACGAGCTTAACCATAGCGACGAAGACATTGCAGAGCAGTACCGTGACACCATTCTCAATGTTGAGCAGTCCCATAAGGACATCAACGAAGAGTACGTGATGTCCAGCTTGCAGAACTTTATTAGGACGCAAGTAACCATGCAGGCCGTGCTTGAATCCGCGGAACTGCTAGCCAGCATGGGAAGCGACGCCATTGATGACGTGGATGAGATTCTAGCCAAGGCTCAGAAAACAAAGCTGGATCTGTTTGAACCGGGTATTCGCCTTATAGATACCACACGTAGTTTGTCTTTCTTGGACAAGCTGGACGAAGAACTAGAATTCCCAACAGGCATACCTGAATTTGACAAGTACCAAGTGTGCCCCGCTAGACAAACCCTATTCGTCTTTGTGGCTCTGCCCAAGAGGGGGAAGACACAGTTTGCGGTAAACCTTGGAAGGCAGTCTTTGCTTAATCGCAAGAAGGTCTTGCACATTAGTTTAGAAATGAGTGCGGAAGCTATTGCACAGCGTTATGTGCAGAACTTGTTTGCTGTTGCCAAGCGCAAAGAAGACATCTCCATTACGAGACTAGAAGTTAAGAAAGGCAAGCTGGTCGACATGTTGCCGGTGGACCGCACCCCGCAGCACACGTTTGAAGATGACAACATTAAGTCCAAGCTGCTTAAGAAGATAGACCAAGTTGGCTACCGCATTAAGAACATTATTGTTAAAGGCTTCCCTAGTGGCAAGTTGACCATTAAGGGGCTTAACGCTTACTTGGATAACCTGGAACAGAGGGAAGGCTTTATCCCCGACCTAATTATCCTTGACTACGCTGACATTATGGAAGTGCCTTCCGATAACAAGCGAGACGCGCTTGGCAAGTTGTACGTCGACCTACGCGGCTTGGGGCAAGAGCGTAATGCCGCCGTGGTTACCTTTAGTCAGGGCAACCGGCAGGGCGTCGGCCGCAAGGAAATGACTGAGAGCAATATCGCGGAAGACTTTAGCAAGATGGCTACCGCGGACATTGTGGTTATTTACAACCAGACAAAGATGGAAAAGATGCTTGGGCTTGCTAGGGTGACGGTACAGCTTGCCCGTGGGGACCAGGACTCCTTTACCGTTCTGGTTAGCCAGAACTATACGCAAAGCCAATTTGTGGTGGATAGCGTGCGCCTTAGCAGCAATTACTTTGACATGTTGAAAGAACTATCGGATGAACCGGACGACGAGGAGGACTAACATGGCCAACTACCTTACCAAGAAAGAGAAGCTGCACATTGCTTCCCTATGCGCGGATGCGCTCCTAAAGACACACAGAGACTCTCTGTATGCTTCTTCTGTACTCCTTTTTGAACAGTACATGGAGCAGCAATACCCCATGCCAAACGTGCGCAGCCCTGAGTTGAAAGAGGCATTGTACGAGACTATTAACGCACATCGTAACGCGCTCATGGTGCTTAGCGTTGCGGCAAACATACCAGCTAGCGCAGAGCTTACTCCAAGCTGGCGCATCATTACCATATTGTTTGAACACCCAACGCTAGTGCCTGCCCCCCTTTGTTTTGGTTATGTCTCTGGTAGGAGGGAGAGTACGCATCCAGGTTTGTCATCTAAGGACAAAATTAGACTGGTAGCCCCCGTCGCACAAGAACCGTTGGCCGGTCTTCTAATACGACAGGATCAGTTACAGTACCAGTACGTGAACTTATGGACAACTAGCATCATTACTTTTACGGAACTTTTTGAAAAAGCAACAACCGTGGAAAAGTTGCGAAAAGAATTCCCCGAAAGTTGCTTGCACTGTGAAGACTTTTTGGAACAGGTTGTTCTTAGGAACACAACCTCCCGTGAGCAACGGCAGCCCAAGACGAAACAGAGTTCTGAAAAAAAGAGTACTGTACAAGATGTTTATAACAAGAACGTGGAAAAGCTAGAAAAGGACATTAGGGGGTTAGAGAAAAAGATATGCCCGTAACAAAAAGAGTAGTTAACCAGTTCTTAGAACGCAAACTGGCAAACTACGACTGGATGAAAGAGCTGCCCGCTAAGGAAGTCGTGCGCGAATACAAACTGATTAACCCGCGTTCTACCATGTGCACGACTTTGTACAGCCACCAGATGATTTGCTTGCTGCTGGGAGTAGCCCACGAGCAATTCCTCTATTTCCTTGACATGGGCACAGGCAAAAGTCTGCTAGCGTTAACCCTGTATGACTATTTCCGGCAAATGCAGGGCATTGGGAGTGGGCTGGTTCTAGTGCCAAACGTTATCAATATCGAAGGTTGGCAAGAGCAGGTGGAAGAACACTGCCCGCATTTTTCGTTTGTGCCGTTGGTTGGGACCAGTCACCAAAAAGAGATGGCGTTGCTCGACCCGGCGGACTTGTACTGTATCAACTACGCGGGGTTGAACCATTTGGTAAGCACTAAGGTTGCTAGCGGAAAGAAGGGGGGTGGTGAGAACCTTAAGCCGCAGGATGGTGTTATCAAGCGGTTAACCGACCGCATTGGGTTTGTTGCGTTCGACGAAAGCCAAGCCCTTATGAACCACGATTCTCTTACTAGTCGGGTATGCCGCAAGATTGCCAAACAAGTAGAGTTCCGGTTTGCCTTTACCGGAACCCCGGCAGGCCGAGACCCCTCTGCCTTTTGGAACCAATTTATGACTATCGACATGGGGGATACCCTTGGGGAAACTCTTGGCATGTTTCGCTCTGCTTTCTTTAAGTCAAAGAGAAACTACTTTTCTGGTTTCCCGGAGTACATCTTCGATGATGCCAAACTAAACAAACTGCACGAAGTTATGAAGAATCGCAGTATTAGCTACGAGGCTTCTGAATGTGTTGACATGCCCCAAGAAGTAGAAGTTAATAAAGTGGTGGCTTTGTCCCACACGGGTATTGATTACTATAAGAAGTACCAAGCCAAATTGGCCGCAGCTAAAGGCAACAAGTCTCTTATGAAGAATGAGTTTATGAAATTAAGACAGATTAGCAGTGGTTTCCTAAAGGTGAAGAATGCCAAGACAGCAAAGGTGACCGTGGTTAACCTGCCCGAGAATCCTAAGTTGGATTTGCTTTTGTCTCTTATGGGGAACGTTCCTTCTGCTCGGAAAATGGTTATCGCCTACGAGTTCATTCAAAGTGGCGTCCTTTTAAAGAAAGCGCTAACAGAACTTGGCATAAACTTTGCTTTCTTGGGGAATGGTTTAACCAAGCAGGAAAAGCGGGATGAGTTGCGCAGGTTCAAACAAGACCCAACGTGCGTTTGCTACTTGATGAGTCACAAGGCCGGTGGTAGTGGGCTAAACCTACAGGTGGCCAATTACATGTTTGTGTATGAAACGCCTATATCCTCTATTGCTAGACAACAGTTATTGCGCCGGGTGGCCCGTGGTGGACAGAAGATGAAGAAAGTGTTTATCTTTAATTTGCTGATGAAAGGCACGGTGGACGTGCGCATATTGGAGTACTGCAAAGAGGGCAAGAACCTCTTGGAAATCCTTCTTAACGGATCGGATGAGTTGTATGAAGACAATTGACATATACTGCGATGGCAGTTGTAGAAACAAGAAGACACAACGTGATGGAGGTTGGGGTGCTATTATCGTACACGGATTTTATCCGCTTAACCCTACCATTATGTGCGGTGTTGCTGCTAATGCCACAAGCAATAATCGCATGGAGTTACTGGCGGCAATTTGCCCCTTGGAAATACTTGGTGCCCACGATGTTCCCGTGGTGGTTACCAGCGACAGTAAGTACGTCGTAGACGGCTTCCGCTTTTGGATTAAGGACTGGGAAGGAAACGACTGGAAAGTTTCCAACGGGGACGACCTAAAGAACATGGATCTTTGGAAACGGTTGCTGCTACAAAAGAGAGCGCACAGGAATTTGACCTTCAAGTGGGTCAAGGGGCACCGGGGGCACGCTTTCAACGAACAAGCGGACTATTGGGCTGGCTTGGCAAGACGAGGCACAGTGCCGGACGAATACATTGTGAGTAGTGACAGCTAATGGCACGCAAAACAAAAGGCACTTCTTCTTTCGACTGGCGCAAGTTCTTCGAAAGCAACAGCATTGAGTATGTAACCACGGGACCAAACGTCTCTCAAGGAAACATAAACATTAAGTGCCCGTTCTGCGGTAGCGGCGACCCTAGTCATCACATGGGCGTTAGCATACATGGTCGGGGTTGGTCTTGCTGGCGTGCCGCGGACCATCGTGGAATTGCTCCCCAGCGTCTTATAATGGCCCTGCTAGGCTGCGACAAAGCCCGCGCCGACGGCATAGCAGGCCGAAAGCCGTCACTGTCCCCTAGCGGCCCTATACAGGCGTTGCGCGAGGCCATGGAAAACACACCGACGGCATACATTGCCACTAGTGGGGGTACTGCCAAACAAAAGAAGAAAGATCCCGGGAAACTTAAAGTTTCTATGGTATCCGCGCAGCGGCCTATTAACGTAAGCAAGGGGAGCCGCTTTTGGTCGTATATGCAGGGTCGTGGTTTCTTGTATAACGGCGAAACAATGAAGGTTCTAAACAGTAACCATGTTTTCTTCTGCAAGAAGGGTTTATTTAAGGACAGGGTTCTTTTTGCTATCCGTCACAAGGGAGAGGTTGTTACTTGGACAGCACGAGCGATTGGCCAAAGTTCGGTACGCTACAAGTCCCTTTCGGAGAAGCCGAGCAACATACAAGGTATGCCACTGGCTAAAAGGAACATTAAAGACTGCCTGTATGGGTACGATGACCTTATTAACCTAACTGGGAGAGATTCCTTTTTTAACATTTTACTGGTGTGCGAAGGCCCCATGGACGCGCTTAAGTTAGACTATTTAAAAGGGAAGTTATCTCGGGCAGGAGAACACGCTAGGCGGCGACCGGGAACACCCCCTGTGAATTTTCAGCACACCTGCTTGTTTGGCGTTACTGTTAGTGAGAAGCAGGTTATGCTTCTCGAGAAGCTTTCTAAGGTCTTTGATAAGATAGTGTTCCTGTTGGACCCCGAAACGGTGGTTAATCAAGTGGACGCATTATCCAACTTTGCGGGCGTTGACGTATCCTTGGGAGAAATACCCGAAGGGTACGAGGACCCCGGCGCATTAGATTCGGTGGGGTACCGGGCAATGATTATAAACATGGAAGACAAGTTTTCCAAAGAAAAGAAGCTACATACCATTAACTTTAGTGCCAATATGCAGTGGCCCCGCCAGCCACTCCCCTCTTTTAATAAAGTGATTACCACGGGGGTTGTTTAATGAGAGCAAGACCACGCATACCGGGTTTTGTTCCCACATGGGAAGGTGCCATTGCTTGGTACGCACTTAAGTATTGTAGGAAGAACTCTTACCGTTTCCCCAGCGTAGACGTAGAAGATCTCTACGCGGAAGCCTATTTGATTTTTGAGAACATACGCTTTAAGTACGGCCCCCCTCGGGTAACCTGCGAGAAGCACTTTATGGCGTTGTACAAAACCTCACTGCACAACACGCTAATTGACTTGGGGGTAAGGTGGGCCAGCCGTTCGGCTAGAGAGACCCCTGTCGGCTTGTTTAACCGCGCAAATGACGATGCACTGCCCACAATACTTGAGGTAGCAGACCCAGCTAGCGATTTGGGGCCTTTTCTCACCTTCCTACGAGAATACAGCGTGGAGTGCAGGCTTTTCGTCTCCATGTTCGACGACCCTCGAAAAATGGAACAATTCAAAAAAGGATACAAGAAAGAATTAGTTGGTGATTTAACCAAACGAGAAACTAGGAATGAATTTCTTTGTAGAATCATTGGCATTGACCCAAACAAGTATAAGGTAAGCACCGCGTTAAGAAGCGCACTAACAGAGTGGAGACAAGCGTGATACATCTAAGCACAAAGACATACACGGGCTTCCCTTGCTGTCACCGGCAGCACCGCCACGATGGGCACTGCTCCTACATCCACGGGTACAGCCGAACGTACTCCTTTGTTTTTGGGGCCAAGCAACGGGACAAATGCGGTTTCGTGGTGGACTTCGGAAATCTGAAGTGGCTCAAGGAACACCTGGACTACATGTACGACCATACTCTTTTGGTCAACTCGGACGACCCAGAACTGCCTGTTCTGCGAGAGCAGGCAGCTCGTGGCGTGTACCTTTTGCGGGAGGTCGAAAACGCCAGTATGGAGGGTACCGCGGAATACTTGTTCAACTATGCTAACGGGCATCTTTCCAAAGTAACAAATGGCCGGTGTTTCGTGGTTTCCGTGGAAGCCCGCGAAAACGAAAAGAACAGTGCCATCTTTGGTAGTTTGTACCTGCCTGAGCACCTGTCGGACCTCGGGGGGCATTAGGGATGGCTACCAGTGCCGGTAACCGCGTGCTCTGCTCTATCGAAGTAGAGCTTATTAACGCCACTGGTATAGCTAGGAGAGACAACGAATCCGACCAAACATGGCGCGCTCGTCTTGTGATGGCACAGGATGAAATGGCGGACAAGTTGTTCGACGGACTATCGGTGGCCACAAAGGAATGGTGCAAGGCTGCGGTGCCTATGCACAATAGGGGGTTTAAGCTCCCCGATTTTAGTCACTACTTGGAAAGCGAAGAGGAGGCTGATACACCACGACCCAAGCGGGGACCTGCCATGTCCGCCCCGCACCGAATGAAAAACCAAACGGAAAAGGGTAAACCGGCAACAGAGCGTGCCAAAGAAATCATGTTGGATAATAGATTCGACATCCCCAACAAGATCATCCATGCACTTCTGCTTGAAGAAGGGTACACGGTTAGTTTAGGCATGGTCGAACAATGCCGCGCCAGCATCCGGCAAACCCTTCGTATCTTAAAGGTCAAGCACCTGCTAAAGCCGGGGTATAATCCTTTTGCAAAGAAGCCGGGGAGAAAACCATCCCCAAAAAAAGAAAGCGTAAAGAAGCGAGTGCCTAAGTGACCACCATGCTACATCGTATATGTATGCAAGGTGTCTTACACGTAAGAAACCCAAAAGAAAGCGGAGAAGAGAAACATGACTGTTGAAATTGGCAAGGTTGGCAAGGAAGCTCTCAAGGCTACTGGCCAAAAGGTGCAGGGCCAGAAGGAAAAGGACCAGCCTTTCCTTGAGCGAGTTTGTCGCGCCTTTGAGGGGGTTGAGGACGACGACTACGAAGACCTGCCCGAAGAGGTGCAGAGCTGGCACGCCGCCGCTGTTGAAGCGGTTAAGGAGGAGGAAGCTATCCCCGCGTTCGAGCCTGTCGCTACCAAGGGTAAGGGCAAGAAGAAGCCCGAACCTGAGGAAGACGAAGACGAGGAAGACGCGGACGAAGACGCGGACGAAGACGACGAAGACGAGGAAGACGCGGACGAAGACGCGGACGAAGACGAGGAAGACGAAGAGGAAGACGAGGCCCCGGCACCAAAGAAAAAGGGTAAGGGTAAGAAGACGCCCGAGCCTGAGGAAGACGAGGAAGACGAAGACGAGGAAGACGCGGACGAAGACGCGGACGAAGACGCGGACGAAGACGAGGAAGACGCGGACGAAGACGAGGAAGACGCGGACGAAGACGAGGAAGACGAAGAGGAAGACGAGGCCCCGGCACCAAAGAAAAAGGGTAAGAACAAGAAGAAGACCGAGCCTGAGGAAGACGCGGACGAAGACGCGGACGAAGACGAGGAAGACGCGGACGAAGACGAAGACGAGGACGAAGACGACAACCAGTCCGACGAGGACGAAGACGAGGAAGAGGATACCAATATGGCTACCAAGAAGGCTGCCCCCAAGAAGATTGCTCCCAAGAAGAGCCCTCGCAAGGCTAAGGTGGTTGCTGCTGAGGAGACTGTCGTCACTGAAGAGGTGACCGAGACCCCCAAGAAGAAGGGCAAGGGCAAGGCTGCTCCTGCGCCGAAGGCTGAGAAGGCTGAGAAGGCTGCGCCGGCTGAGAAGGCCCCCAAGAAGAAGCGCGGCCCGTCGACGGCCGACATTATGATTACGGCTATCGCCAAGAAGCCGGACATCACCAAGGAAAAGATGACCGAGATTCTGGAGAAGAAGGGTGCCGAGGTTAAGGCCAGCACCATTGCTATCCAGCTCGGGTGGATCAAGCGCATCATTAAGAAGCTGCGCGAAGAGGGCCTGATGGCCGAGTAACCCCGGAAAGGGTTACAACATTCGGGCGGGTTGGGTTCCCTTGCACCCCTTCCCGCCCGTTTTGTCTATACAGCACAAAAGGTACTGAAATGATTCGCCCCGAACAATCCGCCCCCGTTATTCTTATGTCTGGTGGGATGGACAGCCTGTTTGCTTGGTGGTCCTTACGAGACCAGCAAGATCTATTAAACGCAATTTGGCTCTACTCCAATATCAACGCCAAGTACGGGGAGAAAGAGCAATCCGCAGTAAAAAATCTCGCTACTTTGCGAGAAAACCTGAATCTTTCTCACCGTTGGGACAAGCGCGCACAAAGAATGGTGGTTATGCCTAGCACGGATATGAGCCCGTTCGAAGATGCTGCTAGTGGTATTATCCCTTTTCGGAACGCACAGTTGGTCCTAAACGCCGCGCAATACGGGCAAAACATCTTGCTTGGCATTTTAGAAGATGAAATCAACTCCGACAAAAGCCCGGAGTTTTGCTCTGTTATGGAAACCCTGTTGAACATAAGCCACCGCCCACAATACTGGACGGAGGGAAAGTATTTCAAAGTAGGAAGTCCTATCCGGCATCTTAACAAAACAGAAGCGTTGTATGAGTATCTTGTGACTGGTGGGCCACTCGACATGCTTTCCCAAACAATTTCCTGCTACAGCGGCGAGCAGGGGCATTGTGGCGAGTGCCCTAGTTGCTTTAAAAGGTGGGTAGCCTTAGTCAACAACGACATGGCGAACCACACAGAGTTTCTTTCTGACCCAATGGAGTACGGACGGAAAACTAGCGCTTTGTACAAAGCCCAAACAGGAGGGTACCCCAACAAGCGCGCACAAGAAATTCTTACCGCCTACAAGAAAACAGGAGGGGCTAATGAACTCGGAGCACTTTGAGAAAGCCTGTCACCATATCCTTAAGGGTATTTCGGACAGTGAAGACATTAAGCGGGAAGGGCTGCAAGAAACCCCGGAACGTTTTGCTCGCGCCTTTACGCATTACCTTGGTGGCTACGAACACAATCCTTTAAACATCCTTAAAGCGTTCAAGGATGGCAGTTCCAATTATGACGAAATGGTTTGCCAAACCAACATCCCCGTTTACAGCATGTGTGTTGTCGGCTCTACTTTCGTAGAGACGCCGAAGGGTCTCATACCAATCTCACAGTTGACCACTGGCGATTGGGTGTATTGTGTGGACGAACAAACCATGCAGTTGCATTTACGACAATGTGAGAATCCTAGGGTGACTAGGAAGAACGCCAAACTTGTTCGCGTGTACACAGACAACGACACAGTTTTATGTACACCGGATCACAGGTTTCTTACTTACAACCGTGGATGGGTGGAAGCGCAACATCTAACTTCGGGGGATAGTCTGTTATCTCTTTACCGGACAAGTACGAAGTTGAAAACCGACAAGGCCAAATACCAAGATAGACGGGACGCCCTGTCTTTGGGTTGTTATCTAAATCGAGGACAAGGTGACCATACTGTGCTCGGCGTGGAAGAGGGTCGTTGGCGAGAAGACGTTTGGTGCATGACTGTGCCGGATTTCCCCAACTTCTTTGCTAACGGTATGTTGGTACATAACTGTGAGCATCACTTCGCCCCCTTCTTTGGCGTGGCGCACATAGCTTATGTTCCCAATGGAAGTGTTGTTGGGTTGAGCAAGTTAGCCCGTGTGGTGGATGTGTTTTCCAAGAGGTTACAAGTGCAGGAAAGGCTCACCGTGCAGATCGCGGAAGCACTGCGCGATGTGCTCAACCCCCATGGTGTGGCTGTTATGCTCCAATGCAGACATATGTGTATGGAAATGCGCGGCATCAAAGTACAAGGCGTTCTCACCACCACGTCCAAGATGACCGGTTACTTCTTGGACAACGTTTCTACCCGGCAAGAATTCCTAGCACTGCTCCCCAAATGAGCAGGCCGCACCTTACCCGGCCTCCGCTAAAAATCCTGCTGGATAGTGGGGCCTTTACTGTGTGGCGTAGCGGTGGCTACATAGATCTTTGGGAGTACGTGGACTTTGTTACGGACAATGAGCTGGCACTTAACTCTTATATCAACCTGGACGTGATGCCGGGTGCCCTTGGTAGGGTGCCAACACCAACGGAACTGGAAGAGTCCGCCCGTGCTGGTTATGAAAATCTTCTTATTATGGAATCGGCGGGTTTGCACTGTATGCCCGTTTACCATGCTGGAGAAGATCTTCGTTGGTTGGATAAGTACATCAGCAAGGGGTACACTTACATAGGGATCTCACCTAGCTCCATTCGTTCCAGCCGGGGCCGTGTTGCTTTCCTCGACCGTGTGTACGACCACATTGCTAATAGCGCTGGTCAACCTGTCGTAGCGACGCACCTGTTGGGGTTGACCAGTTTGCCACTCATGTACCGCTACCCGTGGAAAACGTGTGACAGCACGTCTTGGATGCTCATTGGTGCGTTTGGTAACATACTTCTTCCCAAGATGAATGACGGGGTGCCTGATTATTCCGTTAGCCCAAACATGGTAGCAATGAGCGAGAAGAGCGGCTCTATTAAGGGCGGAAAGCATTTTCTCAATATGAAGGGGCACGAGAAGAAAGCTATCGTGGACTTCATTGAGAGCAATGGCTTTACCGTAACTGGTATGGAAACCCACTACCGAGACCGCATGAAACTAATTACCCGTGTGCTTCTTAACGTGCAGGCTACTTTACGCAAGAAGAACATGACTTTCCAAAAGCAAGGTTTTATACATACTTCCAGTTACCGAAATGAACCGGGGTTTGTTATTAAAGACAGAAGCATTATTTTTGCTTTCCCGGCACAGGATTCTTTTAACAGTATTCTAAACGGGGAAGGCGTGGTTAATCGTCTTGTAAGTTATGAGTTCCTAAAACAACGTAACCTATCGGAATTGCACACGTATAAGAAGACGTGGGAATTCCTTCCAACCGGAGTGTAACAATGGACCGTCACGTACTTCTGAAGCAGTTGGGTATTGCCAAGCTGGCTCTTGCTACCAAGGACTTTGTTCCGGTGCTAACCTGCTTCCACTTCACCGGCAAGGAGGTTGTTGCCTATAACGATCAGCTTGGTATCAAAACCAAGTGTCCCACGGGGTTTAGTGGTCTGGTGCGCGGTAGTCAGCTGCTCGGGTTTCTCAACAAGTACACGGGCAAGGAACTGGATCTCACCGTTGATAAAGAGATTCTAACCGTGGGAAAGGGTCGTAGCAAGTTCACCGCCCCCATCCTGCCAGAGTCCGACTACATATTCAAAGTACCCTCGGGCATTAAGAACGCTTGGGACATTGATATTACGCCATCCTTCATTCTGGCGCTTCGGCACTGCCTTATTAGTGCTAGCGACGACATGTCCATGCCGCAGTTTAGTGGCATTCTTGTTAGACGGCTTGGAGACTTCCTAAAGCTGTTTAGCACCAACGATCGCACCATCTGTTCGTATGAGATCCCGGGAAAGAAACTTGAGGGCGGAGAAACACACGCTATTCTCCCCACTAACTTTTGTACCGCGCTGGTTGATATTGCCGACGAGGTACTTTCCCTGAAAAACCCGGAAGCCTCGTTGAGCATTGGCAAGCAGAGCGTTATGGCTACCTTCGGCGGGGGTACTTCCATTTACAGCAAGTTTGCTTCCGGTGTTAACCCCCCTGATTACGAAGCCATGGTGGCTTCCTTTGATGCGGGGCATACCAACGGGGACATGGTTCCCATTCCCGCCAACTTCTACGCAGCCATCCAACGTTGCCAGTTGGTTCTTACGGAGGACAGCCCGCACATCATAGCTTCCATTGCGGAAAACAAGCTAACCCTGCGGGCTGAATCCCGCTTTGGTAAGGTTAGGGAAGTTCTCAAGTTGGAGGCGGTGGAAGATCACACTGTTGCGGAAACCACCGTGCGCTTGCTCCCGGAAGATATGCTGCGCGTGTCGGACAAGGTGTCTTCCATGCTCCTAGGGCAGTCGGGCAGTCGTTTCGGCGGAACAACCCACTACTTCAACTACTATGTTGCCCCGCTGGCCACTCCCACCGTTGCCGCGGTAGAGGAGGAAGACTAATGGAATGGTTGCAATACCATAGCACCGCCCTTCTTGGGGGGTTAGCGCTCTTTTTGGTGGTACCAACAATCGCCATTGTGTTTATTCTACTGCGCGATCGAAAAAGGTGGAATAACGGTAAGTGTTCAAACTGCCAAGCAGCCCTTGAGTTTGTGCAAGCGGACCCCAAGGGAATGCTGGTTGCGTACCAGTGCACTAACCCCCAATGCGGGGAACTGAATATGTTTGCCGTGGGAAACCCTTTCATTAGCGTGAGGTAGCATGGGCTTTTTTATTGCGGACGAAAAGAAGAAGCTGGCAAAGAGAAGGCCCGATTCGGTAAGCAAGGAAACCCTGTACGAAATGGGGTGCGCCGCCTGCCCTTTGAACAAAGCTAAGGTTACCTCCCCAAAGATGGGGTCTACTGGTGCCGACAACGCCCCAATCTACGTGCTACACGGGGGTATTACCGAGGAGCAGGACGACGAGGGCCGACATTTGGTTGGCGACGCTGGGTCCGAGTTTAAACGCATTTTTGGTGCGGCGAACATACAGCATATGCGGTTTGGTTCTGTAACTAAGGATTATACCCCCAAGGGCAGGCGACCCAATGAAGTAGAAATAAACTGCTGCCGCAAACAAGTAGAAGAAGATATTGCCCTGCATAAGCCCAAGGTTGTTATCGGACTTGGGTTTCTTGCTATGAAGTGGGCTACGGGCCTTACGGACATTAAGTTGTTCTCTTACAGGCTTATCCCGGTTAACATTGGCGGGCACGACTGTTGGTTCTTCCCTATGGAAGACATGGAAACCATGCTGGCCAATATACGCGCGTCTCAGCGCACCGGAGAACGGTATTTCACAGAAGCAGACAACCTCGCCAAGCATCGCGGCCGCGCCATTGTACTTAAGGCTAAAAAGAACAAGTTGGGTAAACCTGAAGTTCTTTCGCAGGCGGACTATGCACAGGGCATACACATTGTCTTTGGAAAGAACGAAACTTCTGATCTTAAAACAATTGAACGCCACTTTAAGAAGATGTCCGTAGAAGATTCCTGCGCCTACGACATCGAAAGCCATGGGCTACGCCCTTATAACAACGGCGCTAAACTTCTTAGCATCGCTATTGGTACCTACGGCAACACCCTTGCTATTGGGCTAGAACACCCGGAGTGTCAGTGGAGTCGTAAAGGGCTGAAGGCGGTGTACGCCTTAGTAGAGAAATTCCTTAGAGAAACCACCACAAAGAAGGTTGCCCATAACCTGCCTTTTGAACTAGAACATATGGGTTACTACTTTGGGTTCGACATTTGTTGGGCCGCGAATTGGCAAGACACGGTTATGCAGGCATACATCTTGGACGAGCGTAACAAGCAGATGCGCGGGTTTAGCTTGGACGATTTGTGTACCATTAACTTAGGACTTAGAATTAAGGAAATTAGCAATCTCGACCGCGCCAACCTTATTCAAGCCCCGTTGGTTGAAGTGCTCACCTACAACGGGGGAGATACTAAATACACACATAAGCTCTATCTAACACAGCAAGCTAAGCTGGAAGACCAATCACTGGTGGAAGTGTACGAAGATGCGCTGCGCAGGTGCAAGACGGTGCCCGCTACACAACTTGCCGGATTACACGTTGACCAGAGTGAGGTAGTACGCTACCAAAAGTTTCTCTCTAAGAAGATAAAGAAAGCGGAGAAAGCTATAAAGTCCCTCCCGGAAGTAGACGAGTACGAGGCCAAGTACAGAAAACATTTTAACGTGGGTAGCCCCGAAGACGTAGCTAAGGTGTTGTATGAGTTTGCTGGTGTGCGCTCCGTTAAAGTGAACGGCAAGTTTAAGGCGGATGAAGGCATTTTGTCTAAGGTGACTCACCCGTTGGCTAAATTGGCGCTGGACTTCCGTGGAGCAACCAAGCTGAAATCCACCTACGTCGACGGGTTGGCCATAGGTGGGGACTACCTGTTCGACGATGGCATGTTACACCCGGTTCTTAGTCCTTGCATCGCGGAGACGGGACGTCTTACTTCTAAGGAGCCAAACGAGCAGAATTTCCCCAAGCATAAAGACAAGTACATTCGTAGCCAGATCGTAGCGCCAAGCGGTGAACTGTTTGTTGCCGCGGACTACGGGCAAATTGAATGGCGCGTGATTGGTTTGTGCGCCAAGGACAAGGCGCTCAAGGCCGCACTGTGGGAACGGTACGACGTTCACAAGGAGTGGGCGGAAAGAATTATAGCGCAGTGTTCTAGTCTTATTGGTGGTGGTCGTTGGAAGAGCTTGGATAAGGCCGAGCAGGGTATTTGGAGACAACGTAGCAAGAACGAGTTTGTGTTCCCTAGTTGTTTTGGTGCACAGCCAAAAGGGATTGCCAACAGCCTTGGGGTAGACGAGAAGCAAATTGTGTGGCTGCAAAAAGAGCTTTGGAAGCAGTTCCCCGGTGTGCGCCGCTGGCACGAAGACACCAGAAAGTTCTACGCTGAGAACTTCTACGTGGAAACCCTCACTGGTAGACGCCGACGCGGACCGTTGGAAAGGAACCAGCCAATCAACACTCCAGTGCAAGGCACTGCCGCCGACGTGGTTATGGATGCCATGGCGCGGCTAAGCGAGTACGCTTGCAAGGTTGGCGACATACGTTACCAGCCTGTTCTTAACATCCACGATGACTTGACCTTTAGGTTGCCTGAGAACAAGGCCGAGGAATACTTGGAAAACATCCTGGAGATTATGTTGCAGAGCTCCTACAAGTTTTTTGATGTGCCAATTCTTGTGGAAGTGGAGGCGGGTAGTAGTTGGTACGATCTCAACGAAGTTGACAAGTTTTACAGTGACGATTGGTTCAATCAGAAACAGGCTGCTTAAACGACGACCCTACAGGTGTCGTATAGGTAGTTAAGCCCGTTGGGGTGCTACTAGGGGTCAAAAGCCCCTGTGTCCCTCGCAAAACAGCATTAGCACGTAGGAGAAACCACCATGGCCAGCCTAGCAGTTCGTTGTCGCCCCCAAACATTGGATGAAGTAGTGGGAAACGGTCCCATTGTGCGATCCATTGAGAAAATCATAGAGGCCAAGCAGCGCCCCCATACCTTTTTACTGACAGGCGGTTCCGGCGAAGGCAAGACAACGCTTGCTAAGGTTATGGCGCGGGCCTTTGGTTGCGCGGACGCTAACGTGCAGGAAGTTGATGCGGCAACCAATAGCGGTGTCGATGCGGTGCGCGCCCTTACCCAGCACATGAATTACAAGAGCATGTCCAAGGGGGGTATCAAGTGCGTGGTTGTGGATGAGTGCCATGCCCTCTCCAATTCCAGTTGGCAGGCGTTGCTTAAGTCCACGGAAGAGCCCCCGGAGCATTTCTACTGGTTCTTGTGCACTACAGAAGAAGGCAAGGTACCTAAGACCATCCGCACCCGTGCTACCCACTTTAAGGTCGCCCCCCTAAAAGAAGATGAATTAAGGAAGGTGCTGCTGCGTGGCTGCAAAGAGCTTGGTATTAAGAGCAAGTCTCTTGGCGAAGGCGTTGCCGACGTTTGTGTTGAAAGTTCCGGTGGTAGTGCACGCCAGTTGCTAACCTACTTGGAGCAGTGCCACTTCGCACAAGATGCGGACGAGGCCGTGGCGCTTATTAACCAAGTGCAGGTTAACGACAAGAACGTTATTGACCTGTGTCGCCTGCTTGCCTTCGGTAAGCCCACATGGAGCAAAGTTCTTTCCATTCTACGTGACTTGGAAGGTACCGACCCCGAAAGTTTGCGGTTAGTATTGGTCAACTACTGCACCAAGGTGGCCATGGATAACAAGACCAAGGATGGGCAACGTATGTCCCTGCTGGCCGTTGTGGACGCTTTTTGCCCCGGCATATACAACCGTAGTGAGAAGATGGCCCCGGTTATGCTGGCCATTGGTTCTTTGTTGGAAGGTGAGGAATAACAATGGCAAGTAGACCAACATTGAATAACGAAGTTGTGGAAGAGGACGAAGCAGAATATAAACACTACCGTAGCAAACTTCGTATCCAAAAAACCAACTTAGACACACACTTTGAGCAACACCCGGAACTTTTCCACGAAATATCGGAGAAGTGCCGGGTATTGCAATCTCAACGGGATCTGCTCCTTTTTAGAATAAAAAGGTATGAATCTCGATTTTACACAAAAACAAAAGCCAACACTACCGGCAGAGTTACCAAAGAAGAATTATCCGCCAAAATAATGAATGAACCCCATTGGCGGGCTATGCAAGATGATTTGAAGGAACTGCAACATCACCTTGCCAAATGGCAGACACTCAAAGAGTCTTTTAACCAACGTAGTCAAATGCTGCGCGAGCTTGGTCGTATATACGTAGCAGGGTACTTTAGCGACATCGTCATTAAGGGCAGCAATGACCTAACCGACGAAACCTACGCGCAAAGAAGGGTCGCTATGTCTCAGCAACGGAAAGCAACCAAGAAAAGAAAACTGTGATGGGCCTGTATATCGAAATAGCCTGGATTGTGTTAGCAGTGCTGGCACTTGTTCTGTTTAACCCGGCAACATTGGCACGCTGCTACTACGAAGAGAAGTTCAAATACCTAGTGCGAATGACAAAGCTGCCACACTCCGGCGAGAGTGTGCAAAAGGGCGCTCGCCACGACAAATTCAATTAAGCAAAGAAGGAAAGATACCATGGCGCTTAAGAAGAAGACAGCCAAGAAGACGTTCAACTACAAGCCGCGTTCCGCGGAGCAGGTTAAGAAGCGCGCCAACCAGTCCGGGCGGGACTTCGACTCTATCTTCAAGGACGACGCGCAGACCTACTCCATTGGCGAGGGGAAGAACACGGTACGTATTCTCCCGCCGACATGGGACGACCCCGAGCACTACGGCTTGGACATTTGGGTCCACTACGGTGTTGGCCCCGATGATGTCACCTACCTGTGCGCGGACAGGATGAACGGCACGCATTGTCCCGTCTGCGCTGAGCAGGCACGGGCCGCGGCGGACGATGACGAAGAGTCCGCTAAGGCGTTTAAGGCCAAGCGGCGCATTGTGGTTTTTGTGGTCGACCGCAAAGATGAAGATTCCGCCCCCGAGATTTGGTCCATGCCGGTTACCTTGGACAAGGAAATCGCTGGACAGGCCGAAGAAGAAGACGGTGGCGTTATCCCGCTTGACAACCCCTACGATGGGTTTGACGTTGTGTTTAGCCGAGAAGGCAAGGGACTTGCTACCAAGTACAGCAAGGTGAAGTTGGCGCGGCGGTCCTCTCCGGCGCTGGCGGATGATGATGAGCTTGCCGCACTCTTGGAAAAGATCCAGGAGCGCCCGCTTCCCTCGTGGTTGAACTTCTACAGTGTTGAGCACATCGAAAAGGTGCTTGGTGGTGGTGCTTCCCGTCGTACGGACGAGGAA